TAACACAAAAAAAACCAGATTTTGATTTTAATCAATAAATTGATATATAAATCAAAAAGGGGAAATAATAAAATGGGAAAATTTATTCATTGGATAAACGAAAATAAAAAAAGATCTGTTGAACAAAAAAAAGAATTTGTTAAATCAGTCATGAATAAATTTGGCAAAACCATGCCAGCAATAGACTCTGAGAGATACGGACCTATAAAAGGATTAGAAGGACCATATAGATCAAAAAGAGGAAAAATTCTCTATTATGATCCAAAAGAAGGAAAGTATTGGGATCGAGATTCAGACATGTATGTTGATGAAGGCTTAGACGAAAATTTTAGTCAGCAAATAGCCGCTGTAAAACAAGACAGAATGAATTTAGGAGCAAAAGGATTTACAGAACTAGAAACAATTAAAAAAGCCTTACTTCTTATTGGTCAATACGATGCAAATAAATTATCAACAATAGTTCAAAAAATAGCACAAGAAGTAAAAAATGTAGAAGAGGATGGCAATACCGCTCAAGAATTAAAGTCTGGCCTTGCTTCATTAAGAAGTGGAATTTCTAGAATTAGCTAATTTTTTTATTTTCCAAAAAACAATTCTAGGAAACTTAGGTTTTTTTATTAGAACTGTGTCTGTGATGAATACTCTCGCGTGAGCATCGTTTTTTATTTTTTTAAATTTATAATGTTTCATGTTTGATTATTATAATAAAATACTTACTAAATAAGTATAATCAAGGAACATAAAAAAATGTCTGTTAATCCTGGAAATTATCAAAATAAAAAAATAAATGATTGCAATCCTAATAGTCCAATACAATCTAAATTAAACAATGATAAGCAAGTAAATCAATGTGGTGAGAACGACACTCTAAAAGGAGTTCATGGTTCTGACTTGGGTTGGCTCGAAGAATCTGCAAGTAAAAAATTAGGATTAGGAAATGAAAATTTCTGCGATCCCGTTCAAAGTGGACAAATTGTTGAAGATATCAAAAATCCATCAAGAGATGTGGTTTATAGATATTCAAAAAGCATTAGGGGTTGTGATGAAGCTGTGTTGAAATTATTTAATAATGTGGTAGTAATAGACGAAGATGGAAAAGCACATAAAGTTCCTATAATTTGGGGAACACAAGAAAAAGCAGTTGCTTGGATATTGCAAGATAACGTTAGAAAAGACGGAAGTTTAGTGGTGGAAAGAATAAGACTTCCTATGATGGCAATTTATTCGACTAGCACAGATTTTGACCAAGAAAGATATACTTATCATAAAGCCTTAGATTACTTAAGAAATCTAAGGCCTGACGGAAAACCAGGGTTTACTATAAATGAAAGATACGAAAGAGACACAGTTTTTGGCGTTTCAAGAGGAATACCAATTAATAAAGGCTATACGCTATTAATTTGGACCATGTTTATGGAAGATATAGATCAAATTTTAGAGCAAATATTTTTAAAATTTTCTCCTATTGCATATATAAATGTGCGAGGCGTTCATTGGGAAACAACAGTAAATTTAGACTCTGTTGCGAACAATGTGGATTATGAACCTGGCGATCAAAATCAAAGAATAATAAAATATGAAATAAATTTGACAGCCAAGACATATATACCACAGCCGATAACTCGTAGGAAGTCGGTGTTAAGAACAAAAGTTGACTTTTACAACAGCGTAGAAGAAAACAAAATAAAAGAAGTTTTAGCAAGATTAGAAGAAGCAGTTGAAGAGTTTGAGAAAGGTAAAAAATGATCGAAATAAAAAATAAAACTAAAAGTCCAGTACAATTAGTTATAAGATCAAGAAAAGCCCCAAAAGCTTTTACAACTTTAAATATACCCGGTTTGGGTGCTGGTAATAACACCTACTTGCTAGAAGATGAAAGAAATACCGAATATGTTGAACGCGCAGAAAAATTAGGATTAATTTCCACTAGATACTTAACAAAAAAAGAGTTGAACAAGGGAGAATAAAATTATGGCAATTCTAAAAGGCTTTCCACCTTCTAACACAATTTCACCATCAGTTCGTATAACTGAAAAAGATCTTAGCTTTATTGCTCCAGATCAATCTTTTCATAGAGCAGGATTGGTGGGATTTGCAAGTAAAGGACCAATCAATATACCGACAATGGTTTCCACAAGAAGACAATTAAACACAGTCTTCGGATATCCACATCCAGAATCTGGAGATCCATATTTGTTATATGCAGCAGAACAATATTTGTTAGTTGCCAATGAACTATACATTGTTAGAGTTGCCGACACAGATGCAGTAAGTTCAGAGTCTGCAAGAACAGCAAGTGTGGAAGTTGCAAGTTCAGGTGGTCAAGTAGAATTAGTATCAGACGTAACAGGCCCATTCAACTTCACTACAGCCGGATATTTCAAATGGAGACTAAATGGAGTCTTGGCCTCTAAAACACTAGTTGTTTTGGCCAATACCGATCATCCAGATCCTGTTGTTGTAAGCGGTGGATACTCAATTGAGCAATTGGTCGAAGATCTTAACGCTCAATTGGTTGCAGATGTTGATGGAATCGAATTCTTTGAAGCAGATGGTGCCTTAGGAGTTAGAACAACATTTTCATTTGGCCCAGAAGCAACTTTAGAATTAGTTTCAGTTCAAGATGCAATTTACGGACCAATTCAACAATCTCCCGGAAACGTTACTGTCGGTTACGGCGGAGTCGCCACATCCATAACAGGTCTTGGACAAGGCATGGCACCAGCAGTTTTCACAGGATCAAAAGCAAATTCAACTCAAGGAAACGTTTCTGCTGGTTCTTGGAGTTTCACAAGCCTAACAGGATATGACTTGCAAATTGTAGTAGATGGAACAGATAACAATAACATCGATAATGTTGTGCAAGTTATTGACCTATCATCATTTGCAGGCAATGTTGCAACAACAAGTAACATTGTAACAGAAATAAACTCTCAGGTTTCTGACGGATCTGTTCCCGGTGGATTCAAAGCAATAGCAGACGGAAATAGACTTGCCATAGAAACTTTACATTCAGGTCGAGATGCAAGATTAATAGTTAAGAGCGAAAGTTCACTATCTACGTTCTTTGGATTTGACACTCCATGGGATTACAGTCTAACGTCTCCAGCTGCTGGTGATTATATGACCAAATCTGGATCCTCTCCAGATGGCGTTACCGACGACGCAGACATTGAGGAACTAGCAATTGTAAGTGGAACTAGCAATGAAACCGGAGATGTTTCTGTGACATTCATGGCAGACAGTGCCGGTGTTGACGGAAATGCAACCCAAGTAAGAGTTAGAAATAATATAAGAGAAGGAAACTTCGTAGTAGAAGTTTACAATAATGGTGTTCAAATGGAATCTTGGGGAAATCTTACAAAAGATGAGACAAGTAGATTCTATGTTGAAACATTCTTGTCTTTAGTTTCAGACTATATAAGAGTAGAAGACAACACAGATAATCCTGCTCCTCCAGCCGATGGAGTTTATAGTTTGAGTGGTGGCAATGACGGAATTCCATCAGATCCAGATGATCAAGATCACTTGTTGATCGGAAATCTATTAGGAATGTCAGGAATATACGCCTTGAGTGAACCAGAGCAAATTGATCTTGATATCGTTGCTGTTCCTGGTCATTCTTCTACAGGTGTTGTTTTGGCTCTAATTGATATGTGTCAAAATCTTAGAATGGATTGCATGGCAATAATTGATCCACCATTCGGACTAACAGTAAAAGAAATAGTTCAATGGCAAAATGGTGCTCATCCACTAAACACAACAAGATTTGATTCAGATTTTGCTGCGTTGTACTGGCCATGGGTCAAGATCAGAGATTCATTCAATAACGTTGACGTTTGGGTTCCGCCAAGTGGTTCAGTAATGGCAGTATATGCTAGAAATGACTTCTTGGCCGCTCCATGGTTTGCCCCTGCTGGCATAACTCGTGGCTCTGTTCCTAACATAACTGACGTTTTCAGTCGTCCAACTTTGGAAGAAAGAGATCTAATGTACGGAAATAGAAATGCAATCAATCCGATTGTTCAATACATAGATTCTCAAGACTTTGTTGTTTGGGGCCAAAAGACCCTACAAAGAAAACCAACTGCTCTTGATAGAGTCAACGTAAGAAGACTCATGTTTGTTATTGAAAAACGCATCAGAGCAGCATCTAGAGTGTTGTTATTTGAACCACATGATGAAATCTTTAGACAAAGATTCATCCAAATTGCAACAGGAATACTAGAACAAGTTCAAGTTGGAAGAGGACTAACAGACTTCATTATCAAAGCAGATGAAGAATTAAACACTCCAGATGTTATTGATAGAAATGAATTCAGAGCAAGAATTGGTGTTCAACCAACTAGAGCAGTAGAATTTATGTTCCTTGAATTTAGTATTCATAGAACTGGCAGCTTTGATGGAGTTGCCGAGAGCTTCTGATTAAAATACAAGGGTAATACAATAGGAGAATTAACATGATTGATATGGGTATTGGCAGATTAGGAGGCTCAGGTGTCCTTCATAAAAGAAAGTTTAGATGGACATTTGAAGTATTCAAACAAAATGACGGAGGCGCTCAAGGCGAACAACTAGTTCCAGAGCATTTCGTCAAAACAGCCGCAAGACCAAATATTTCCATTGAAGAAACAGAAATTCATTATCTAAATGGAAAGACCTATATTCCTGGAAAGGGAACATGGGAAACCATCACTGTTACTTACTATGACGTAGCGGTAACAGGAGGAACAGGAAATGAAGGTCTATGGACTTGGCTAGCCAACGTATATGACTACACAAAACCAGTTACACTAAAACAAAATAGTATCAGAAGAGGGTATGCTGGTGTCGGTAGTCTAAAGATGTACGATGGTTGCGGAATTCCACTAGAACAATGGACTTTAGGCGATTGCTGGCCTCAATCTGTAAACTTTGGAGAACTGGATTATTCTTCTTCAGAAGAATGCACCGTAGAAGTAACATTGAGATATGCAAATGTTGCCTACGCTTCTTTGGCACAAAACTGCGTCAAGGAACCATCTCCAAGTTGCATCACTTGCTGATAAGATTGTTTTTGAAATTATTAAAAAACAAGAGGGTTATTTTATAGCCCTCTTGTTATATTTAATATATATAATAAAGAGGTACTATGGCCACAACAATGGGTTTTGATTTTGGTTTAGAATCACCTAATTTATGCTTAAAAAGAAAATTTAGATGGTTATTTAAAGTTCAGGATGTTTCTGCCCAAGGCACAAACGCACTGCCGCCAGAAAAAGGAGCAAGGCCTAGTCTTAGTTTTAAAGAAATTGAAGTTCAACACTTAAATGAAATAATTTATTACCCATCAAAACCAGATTGGAAACCAGTAACCTTAACATTATACGATTTACAAAAAAATGAAAATCCAGTTTTTAAATGGTTAAAGGAAAAATATGATCCAAAGGAAGGAACTTGGAAAGTAGGACAGCAATTTAAAAAACCAGTTGCAACTTTAGAAATGTACGATGGTTGCGGAAATATTCAAGAATCTTGGACGTTTGAAAATGTTTGGCCCAATAACATAGAATGGGGCGAATTAGATATGGCTGATAGTAGCTATGTGGTCGTAGAATTAACTTTGAGATACGATAGGGCCTATATTAATGAAAACCCAAATCCAGCAGCACTAGGCTAATTAGCAAGTATCTTGCTAATTAGCCTAGTGC